CTTCAAGGGTCTGGTAACGGCACAATCGGAGTCGGAACTGCGCCAACTGCAGGGGAAAGCGGCTTTACTGGAAATGCTCCTCAAACTGAAGGATAATCACGAGGCTATAATCAAGAATGGCTGACCGTCTGTTTCTTTTTGATGATGATACTGACACGGAAGTAACTCCCTTCCGGTTCACGGGACAGCGTGGGCTGAGTGTTGAAGACTATGAGGGTGGTCGAGTTGACTTTGGTAGTCAGTTCCTACAGTTGCCAGACCTAGAAGCACAGACAGGTATCGACGTAGACCCTGATGAAGACATCACGGAGTTGGCGGAGCCTGCAAAGCGAGAAGAAGACGACGATCCGAGCGATGTCCTTAGTGGCACACTAAATGTTCCACTCTTCGGGGGCACGGAGGGGCAGGTGCGGGGAGACACTGAGGTTACATTTTACGATGACTTCAGGATTAACACCACAGGCTTCGATTCCTATTCAGACTACTTGAAGTCCGAATCTCAACTGGCTGACAGGGTCAATCTGGTTCAGAACCTCATCGAACCGGCCTTTACAGATAAAGAAATACAATTCGGAGAAGCTGTCAAGAAAACGGGTGAACAAACAGGAAGACAGATCGGTGAGGCAATTGCTGAAACACCGACACGTATGGAACGACTAATCAAGGGTGAGCTTACGGCAGAGGATTCGGCGAAGCTGGCTGGCGGGATGTTCGCCGCATCAGGAATAGCTGGTGCTGCAGCAAGCACCTTTATAGGGGGCAAAACAGTCAAGAATGCTTTTGGCAATAACAGTTTCCGTCCCGCTGGACCTTTAGGTCTTGCAGCCGACATGGTTCACGCAATTCAGTATGACCACCTGAAACAGATACGCGCCGTGAGGGCTGCGAACTTTCCGGTGTATGATCCCACCCTTGGAAGAATGGTGGCACCTAAAGGTGTGGACACAGGCTTTGCCATGACTATTGGCAACTTTGGTATCACTCGCGCACCCGGGGGCAGGAGCTACACCGGCAACACTCGGGGCATGGACATCAATCAGCTTGTTGCCTTAGAAGCTATCAGCAAGGGCTACGATCCCGGCAACAGTGCAGGAACCAACGCCTTCAACTCTGCTAAGTTTGGGACAGTCGAAGAGCAGGGCGGCATGTTCATATCCGACAACAAGATGGCCGGTTTCTTCCGTCCTAACGGCAGTTTCTACGATCCACGCTTTGGAAGGTCGGGAGCATACTCCACACAGAAACAGGCAGAGACAGCAGCGAAGACAGCCGGTGTTAGTTACGATCAGTTCCAGAACGCACTTGATCAAGCAAGAAGCGGTAGAGTCACTCTTCAACAAGCCCTTACAAGCATCAAGGCTGCAGAGGCAGCAGCGCAAAGAGCCGCAGAACAAAGGCTGAAAGACCAGCAGGCAGCAGAACGTGCGCGGAAAGCAGCGCAGGAGAGGGCAGAAAGAGATCGTAAAGAGCGTGAAGCGTATCTCCGACAACGTGAACGAGACATGCGGGACTACGGAAGAGATGATAGTGATGATGGCGCTCGACAAGCACGAGAAAGTCGAGAAAGGGAAAGGGTTGAAGAGCGAGTACGCGATGTAGTAGATCGGGGTATGTCAAGAGGATTCCGGGATGGTGGTCGCGTCGGTCTTGCAATGGGTGGCGCACCCCGCGTGGCATCTGGCTTTGTAGACCGTCCGCCTGATCAAGTACCCGAAGATCAGACTGTCGCAGACAACCGCCCAACTCAACTGCCCGAGGGCGCGTTCGTTATCAACGCTGCAGCAGCCGAGTTCATGGGGACCTCAGATGTTCGCAAGATGCTTATAGACGCGCATGAAGAAGCACTTAGGCGCGGAATAGTAGTTGACAAACGAGGAAACGGTGCTAAACTAATAGACGTGGCGATTTCTAGCGGCGAAGTCGTAGTCGCCCCCCACCTCGCTAAAATTATCGGCTATGATCGCCTGAACAAGATCAACAATCGCGGCATGGCCGAAACCCGCGAACGTATCCGTGAGAACGATCAACAGCCTGTAGGGGTTGCAGAGGGTGGTTTTATTCCACAGCCAACCTCAAAACCCGGGCTTGTCGAACGTCGTAAAGATGAGATTCTTGCAAACGAACTTTTTGATTGATTCGTCAGCTACCCGCAGGTTCGCGGCCCTGACACAACCGGAGCGGCTACCCACAGCCAAGTGGCCCCGCATATGAGGTAAAACAAATGGCAAAAAAAGTAAGAGGCCACCGTGCTAACAAGCCGAATGATTCCTTCGGCACTATCAACAGCGAAACGCTGTATCGTGGAAAGTACCGTGATGAAGTCTACAAAGAGGAAGACGATGAAGCGGAAGAGTCTGTAGAAGCACAGGATGCGGACCCCCAAGAGGCTACTCCGCAGGAGCAAGCAGACAGCTTTGTTGAAACAAAGAAAGAAGAAACCCACGATTACAAAAAACGGTATGACGACTTGAAGCGTCACTACGATGAAAAGGTCGGAGAGTTCAAGACTGAAATCGAAAACCTTCGTAGGACCATGACTCAACACGCAGAAGAAATGCCGCGTGGAGTCTCACCGCCAAAGACTGCAGAAGAACTGGAAGAGTTCAAGCAACGATATCCAGACGTGTTCGAGGTGGTGCAAACCGTATCAAGTCTACAGACCGAATCACAGGTTGCACAACTCCGCGAAGAACTTGGTTCTATCAAGGAGAGGGAACAGGAGCTAGAAAAGCAGAAAGCCTTCGAGGAACTGCTTCGTCTCCAGCCCGACTTCAACGAGATCAAGACGGATGAAAAATTCCTTGCTTGGCTCGAAGAGCAACCGACATCAATCTCAGACGGCATCTACAAAAACAATAAGGATGCTCGATGGGCGGCACGGGTCATAGACCTCTACAAGGCCGACACCGGTCTTACCAAGAAGAAAACCAAGTCTTCGTCTGCCGCTGAAGCTGTCACAAAAACTCCTGTACGGGAAGTGAGGACAGAGGCAACAGACGGAAAAAGGATTTGGAAGGCTTCTGAAATCGGTCGGATGAAACCGTGGGAGTTCGAGAAGAATGAAGCTGAACTCGACACCGCACGGGCAGAAGGCCGAATAGACTACAACTCTTAAACCTCAACAAAGGAAGGACAGACCAATGGCTTTTGGTACTGCTGCAGGTTATGGTAACCTGCCTTCCGGTAACTTTACACCGGAAATCTTTAGCCAAAAGGTTCTCAAATTCTTCCGTCGCGCTTCGGTTGCAGAAGATATTACGAATACCGACTACGCTGGCGAAATTGAGAACTTTGGCGACACCGTCCGCATTATCAAGGAGCCGACAATCACCGTCTCCTCGTATACTCGCGGCTCGGTAGTGAACGCACAGGACCTTGCTGACGATCAGATCACTATGGTGGTCGATCAGGCAAACGCCTTTTCGTTCAAGATTGACGACATCGAAGAGCGTCAGTCTCACGTAAACTTCGAAGCACTTGCGACTTCTTCGGGTGCATACTCGCTGAAGCGTAAGTACGACGCTGTCGTCCTCGACCTCATGGCGACTGACGCAGGTCTCAACGGTGAAACCACTGCTGCCACCACCCAAATCTCGGGTATCGGTACGCTTGGTTCCGCCCTTGATATCGGTGGTGCATCCAGCCCCGGCGATACTGCTGTCAACACCATGCTGAAGATGGCAGAAGCACTCGACAACGAATCGGTTCCGGAAGAGAACCGCTGGTTCGTTGCTCCCCCAGCATTCTACAAGCACCTCTTCTCGGCTGGTGCGAAGTTCGCAGAAGTTCAGGTAACTGGCGATGCGACTTCCCCGCTGCGTAACGGTCTTGTCTCGCTGGGCAACATTGCTGGCTTCCAGTGCTACAAGTCCACTGCCCTCGTCTCGAACGCGGGTACGGATCAGGTAACGCTGACTGGCCTTGCTACGGACGGCTCTGAGAACGTGATTCTCGGTGGTCACATGTCCTCAACGGCTACCGCTTCGCACATTGCGAAGACAGAGGTTGTCCGTTCGACTGAAACCTTCAGCGACATCGTTCGCGGTCTGCATGTCTTTGGTCGGAAAGTTCTCCGTCCGGAAGCCATCGTCCGTGGCGTTGTTAGCCTTGACTAGTAGGGAGGACTGAGTAATGGCTACTTATGATCGTACTATTACCGGCGGCGGTACTGTAGGGCATCCGGGCAACCTGCCCCGTCCGTACATCGTCACCTCCCCGGTTTACGACGCGGTGGATAACACCTCGCTTGCTGGCGCTGATATCGTCAAGCTCATCGATCTGCCTGCAGATACGATGGTGATCGGCGGCTGTCTTGAAGTCCTTGAGGCTTCGGGCAACTCGTCTGTGACGCTCGATGTAGGCACCAGCACTGACGTTGACTCGTTGGTTGACGGTGGCGCGAGTAACGCTGCTGCAATCATCCAGTTCAACTTGAAGGCCGCAGCAATCAACATGGTTACTGCTGCCGACTCTGTTCAGGTGACTGTGCTTGACTCCGGATCGTCCGGTACGACTGCACTGCGTTTCCGTGTACACGCCGTCCTGTGCGACGTGTCGCAGAACCCTGTTGAGTCTGCTACGGTTTCGACTGGCACATAACAAACTTGTCAGGGGGGCGTGTTGCCCCCTTGACTAACTTTCTTTTATGTGATAAAAGCAGGAATCCCCTGCCGGGGTAAACCCCTAGAGGAGTGTTCCTGATGAACTACATCACAAGTAATGTGCCGTATTTTAAGGCGTGGGTGCGGCGCGAGTATACAACAAATCACGACAGATATCATGGTGAATTTTTACATGCCATGATCATCGG